CCATTCATAGAGGAAGTCTTGCACGAGAAGTTCGTTTCATAAAGTTCATACGCTGGGCATCAACTTTAAGCTTTTCCTTCAGGGGTTTTGAGATTAGTTTAGAAACATTCTCTAATTCAATTTCGTTTTCTTCGCAGTATACTAATACTGCATCAATGTAGTTGAGACCGCCTTGATTAGACTTAACGATCTCTTCCACTTCCATAGAAAATTTGGCTGCTGTCATAAATTTGTCTTCAAATAATTCATCTAGTTCGTTGTTCTTCATAGGCTTTGATGTATTCCATTAGTACTTTCATGTATTTCATGATGTCGTACTCCTGGAAGACTTGAATTTCTCCATCTTCACAGGCGATTAACGTGACGAGTTTCTTTACTTTGATACCAGTACGTTCATAATACATCATTGCATATGCACATTCCTGTGCAATGTAATTTTCAATCCAGTCTCGTTTCTTTGGTTCTGTGGAAGATTTGAAGTCTATAATTGCCAGCTCATTTTCATATTCTGCAATACAATCAACTCTTCCAGCAAGTTTTAATTTGTCGCTATATAAAGCACCTTCTAGGACATGGATATTATTGATTTTATCCAGGAAGGGTTTCAAGTGTTTAAACATGAATAGAGGAAGTACTTTGTCTTTATACTTCTCTTCATCGAATATATTATTTAGGTAATCTTCATTCATTAGATGAAGATTTGTTCCCCTAGAAGCTGCTCTGGAAGAAATCCGATTTGCTTCTACTTCACCTACACGTTTCCTCCACTTTAAAATTGATTCCTTTGATTTGGCACCAATGACAGTTGTAACGGAAGGATATTTATTTTTTTCTGGTGTCAGATAAAATCTTCCGTTTTCAGTTGTTACTGCCTCTAGGTCAATCAGTGGAGCATTATTTAAATGTATGAACACATCAAAAACCCAAATTCAGTTTACTAATTAGATAACTTCTGATCAAACCAGAACGAACAATATCTTCAATTCCAAATTCTACCATAGAAAACTCTTCCATGGTTTGAAGAATGCTCATAAAATTAAGAATACCATTTCTTTCATTGGTCTTGAGTAGATCGGTTTGTTGAACATCACCACAGAAAATAATTTTAGAGTTCTGTCCAACACGAGTGATAATAGAATCCAACTCATGGAAGTTTAGGTTCTGACTTTCATCCACAATGATGATACAATCATCTAAGGTTGTGCCTCTAATGAATGATGTACTCCAGAAACTAACTGTTCCTTGGCCTTTTAGATTACCATATAGAGCTTCAAAGGAAGCATCATCTGGCATCTCAAACATATACTTTACCATATTCTTGTATGGAATTTGGTACAGTGAAGACTTATCTTCATGATCTCCAGGAAGGAAACCAATCTCTCTAGTGGAAACTAGGGAACGAACCATATAAACTTTTTCATATGGAGTCTTATCATTCAGTACATCTTTGAGTGCAAGATATAAACTGACGAATGTTTTACCAGTTCCTGCAGCTCCATATAGGAATAGATTTTTTTCTTTTGAATATTCTTCAAACACCTTCTCCTGAGCTGGAGTCAATGGTTGAATATCAACCATGTGCTCACTATCAATAGGCTTTCTACGCTTCATTTTTCTAGCAGACATATCTGCAAATGATGATTCGGACTTCTTTCTACGGGAACTTGTCATACTTCAAAAGTGGAATTTGGATAGGATTTTTTAATGCGACCTAGAACGTCTTTGAATGAGCCAGGGACTTTAGAATTTTTCCAGTCCCCAACTTCACTAATAGAAGACATTCCAGTAGGAACCTGTGTGATATGAGGATTCTCTTTCAAATACGGTTCTCTGTCCGCCATGTACATCCATTTCTCAAAAATCTCACCAGTGTTATTGTCTCGGAATTTATACGTTGGCAATTTATACCTCCAATATACTAAACTTAATTACCATTCTAGTGCAGTTGCTACATCTGGAAATGCAATTTTGAATACTTCTTTACATTCTTTTGCAATATCCATATGCTCTTTCTGAGTTCCATTCTTTTCACGAAGATTGATATAATGTATCCATGACCTTGCAGAACCCTTCATATAAATTCTCGTTGGTGTTGATAGTGGAAGTACAAACCTTGCACATTCCTTAGCAACTCCTTGATCAAGAAGACTATTATAAAGTTGTTGACCTTTAATAAAATACTCTTGAATCTCTGCTTGCATCTTTAGTTTTTTGTAATCACCAAAATCATCAATAGAGTTTTGACGATTCTTACTATCTTGTCTGCGAAGATCTGGAACCAATGGCGTGTCAGAGAGAAGTTTCGTATCAGCATAACGCTGCGAAAATTCTTGAAATGTAAAGCTCCTATGACGTAAAATTTGTGCTGCGATACCTCTAGTAGTATTGATCTCCAGAGTCATATCTGCTTGTTCAAAAATAGACCAATGACCTTCACGAATACAATATTTAAGGAGACCAGCAGCAGTATCAAAATTTTCTTGATTGGCTGGGTTACTTACCCTAGCAGTGTAAGTAATTACTTCTTGTGCATTCTTGCCTTCCAGTTTTCCTGCACCTTGACTCAACGAAATCAAATAAACTTGGCTCATAATTACTTTTTCTTTTTGGGTTGCTTTGGTTCAACTCCCCATAGCTTGGGGTTTACTTTTCCATCTGTCCAACAAATGTTTTTCAGACCTTCCCGATACTGATCCCAGTATATGTCGAAGATCTGAGCCCGCTTGTTACACACTACTATATCATATTTCTCCTGGTTGTCAACCACATAGGTTACAAGGTAGGAGTTGAGAGGCAAAGACTTATCTTTTGCTAGTTCTTTACTACAGTCTTGATGTACAACTTTACACATGTCACGACCTATTTCCCCACTTGATTTCAGGATATGCTTCTTCTACACATGCCCTGGTAATCTTGTATTTTTTACCTAGAGTTTTGTCCTTCACCATACAAAGCACTTTTGCTTCATCTTGATGAAGTCCTTCTAGTAACTGAATGAACATAGTCTCTCGCTTGTTATTTGCGAGACCGTCATTGCCACCCTTCACAAAATTGTATAGGATTCTGTATTGGTGAAGTAGACGAGTATGCTCTGTATCTACTGGAGCTTCGTTTGGAGTATATGGAACATCTCCTTCGGGGAGAAGACTAATTACACTCTCATCGAAATTCCAAATTAGAATTGATTGCAGTGCTGCAGTCTTATACTTGTGCAGTAAGTCAATCTTTTCTTTTTTTGTCTTTGCGTTGGAAACTTTTTGCAATACTTCAGAAAGCAAAAGTCTTTCTACTGGTAGTTCAGCCATGAGTTAAAAATCCTCCAATTCATTTAATAATGAGACTAGTCTATTTTCGATGAAATAATTCATCGAAACCTTATTAGGTTTACTACTATTTAACAGATTAAATTCAGCAACAATTTTACTCTCTATTTCAGATGGCATTTGTGTGAGATCAATTAATTTTAAATTTCGATGGTAGTTCGATAATTGTTCTTCAGTGCAATATGCCTCTGGTTCGGAATGAATCCATTTAGCAATATTCTTCTTACTAATTGGTTTTTGTCTTTTACCAGTGACAAAAGTATCAGAAGCAGATAAAAAGTTAGGAATGCCATCAGACCTATCTCCCTTGATTACATGTTCTTTGATGTAAAGTTTTGGATTTATGTCAGCATTGACATATTTCTTTTGGGTTGGGTTGTACTGAGATACACAAGGATACTTGAGTAATTGAATAAAGTCCTTGTCTCCAGATAGGATTAAAACTTTTTCAGGAGATAGATTTTGCTTTTGTTTTTGAATATTTTGTATGGAAACAAATTTAGATAGTGCTGCGATTATATCGTCAGCCTCTGCTCCATACACTTCCATAACAACGTATGGAAAATTGTCACGAATCTCATCACGTATTTTATTGAGAATTTCAAAAATTTGACTCCAATCAAATAATGATTTTTCTCTGTCTTTTTTTCTATTTTGTTTGTAGTATGGGAAGTACTCCTTTCTCCAATAGTGTTTGCTATCGTAACAAAGAACTAGATTGCCATACTCGGCATGAAATTTCTTTTTGTATGATTTGAGAGATGTAAGAACCATGTGACGGACCATATTTTCATCTAGCCCGTCACTGATTCTGGTTTGCATCATCAAATTACTAATCATGCACTGATTCATATCGACCAGTATCATAAATTAATCCTCTTCGTCTTCGTCTTCCTCGTCTTCAAAACGTACAGCAATCAATTCTTCGGTAATATAGTTTCCATTTTCATCATACATTTCTGGATGACCAGATGCATGATTTGAAATTGGATTGAAATATTCATTTGCGAACCATCCAAAAACCATACCAACTAAAAATGATAATCCTATTAGAACAAAGCCTACTGCAAATACAGTGAGCAAAAGTAATAGATTTGTCATGGTTCTCTTCCCTTTGAGTGTTAGTCTTGTATATCTTCTATAAAGATTTTGACTTCCACTCTGTAGTTCCTTTTAAATATGGAAACTAGTTTATCGAAGTGGAAGTCAGGCTTTTGCAAGTCTTTTTTCCTCCCACTTATCATTGCTCTTACATTTTTATTTAGTAACTTTTCTGTCATGTAATAACTTTGATTAGAATGTGTTTTGCACTCATTCTACCAGAGGCAGGTTTTGGTTTAGTTGTCAGATGACTACCGATGTTTTCTACATTAAATTTGGTGGAAGAAATCACCTCAGACAAAAATTGCTCTGGTTTCCTTAAAGTTCGGATCCAAGATTTATCTGGATCAAACCCATCAATCACAGTGCGACGAACTGATAAAGCCCTACCAGTATAATAACACAATTCACGTTTTTCTACATTGTATAGGAAAATATGTTTGGCACCTATAAGTTCTGTAGCTGGACGTGGCTTGCATGTGATTCCATCGAGGATCAATTCTTTGTCGTATAGAGTGACAAATCTCACTAGTTTTTCTGGAGTGACCTTTTTCTTTTTGCGAGTAATCTTTTTGGCATTTTTATACTCGTAAATGTCGTCTATAATTTGATCTAAAAGTTCTTTAAAATCTCTGAGTTCTGGACGACGAAAGTTGGAATACCCTTCCTTTACTACTGGATCTTCACCATCTAGTGCAAGTGTTAACTCATCAATTTGTTCAGTCACAAAATGAATTTTGTTTTCTACAAAATCATTAATGGTTTTACGATCAACATCTTGAGATCTTAGGAACTGGATAAAATTAGCTTTGGGCTTTTTACGAGTAACAACAAAGTTGTCAATTACTGTATCAATGAAAGCTGCGATTTCACTCATAGTAGATTCTGCTCCTTCAGGTAAGCAATAGTTTCGGAAGATCCCCCAATTAATTTACCATCAATCAACACTCGTGGGAATGTAGAGTTCTCTCCAAATTCAGCAATAAAGTTTTCCTTAGTAAAATTATCATCGAGTTTGTATTCAACAAAATTGACATCAATCAATTTGAATACTGTTTTAATTTTCTCGCAATAGGAGCAATTATCTTTACTGTAAATCGTAACCTGCATAGCCGTTGTCGAATTGCTCCCATATCATAGCAGAAAAAAGGGGGTCTGTCAAGACCCCCTGCGAACTAAAATTTTTTAAACATCCACTTAAATCTAATATACCTCAGTTGCAAATCTACCCATAAATGATTTACTTTAATGTTTATCCAATCCAAAACATTTGGATCACTCACACAAACATAAGTAAACACCATTGCAAATAAAATAAAGTATAACTGCATTATACCAGCGGATCATCCGTAGTTACATTTTCTGGAGGATCAAAATACCCACTTTCAATTGCATCAGAAAGAAGTTGCTGTAATAGATCTTCTACAGAAACACCTTTTTCTTTGGCAAGTGCTTCTGCAATTGCAGCAGTCTCATCATCCAATTCAATTTGAAGTTCTTCTGTTTCAGTGTTCATAATTAGTTAAATGGTAGTTGTAATTCATCGTATCCTGGTGGATAATCACGTTCAGTATCATAACATGGATTAATACATGGGGAGTCTACTTTACGATATTGACATACTCGTTGTGCCAAGTAATTTAGATCTCCAGGTTTTCCAAATGAAAACTTAGCAAGATCCCCATCAATAATTACTCCACAGGCAGGACACTGTTTCATATTAATCTCGGGGGTAAAGTGATACTATTTAGTCTCATCTTGATACTTTTGTTTCAAATCATTAATAATCATAATTGATTTTTTCAACCCAAGTGCATACTCGTTATGCCCATGCTTGACAGAAATTTGTATGCTGTGTTGAATCCGTTCACAAAATTCTTTGTAAAAGTTTTCATCCATAAAGTAATAACGGACAGCGGAAGGTGGGAGAGTCGAACTCCCAAGGGCTTTAACACCTCAACGCTTTTCAAGAGCGGTTCCGTCGCCAATCGGATTGACCTTCCAAAAAAGTAACTAAAAGTTACTTATTATATATCAAGAATTAAAATCCATTTGTCGTATAGTATAAATGGGACTCTTCATATAGCGTTTAATTTTTTTTAGTTTTTTGTTTAATTGATTCAGATGTTCTAAATCTTTTCTCATCTCAGCAGGTGATTTAATTTTATCTTCATTTAAGCTAAGTTCTGGAGTTAGAACTGTTTCTTCTTCAACTACTTCAGTTGATTCCACATCAATAATTTGATCTTCCATAATTTAACTTCTTGTTTTTAAGTACTCTACTGCTTTATATAGGCCACCAAGATTATCTCCAAGATTTCCTAGTCCTACATTACATGGATCACAAATCCATCCACGAAATTTTCCAGTATCATGACAATGATCAAGAACAATCTTTTTATTGTGTGGTGGTTTATTTCCACACAGATCACAGACTTCTGGTTTTGGTGGTGCAGTTTTTTTCAGACGATATCGCAACTTGTTTTGTTCACTGATGCATTTTCTGCATCGAGTATCATGACGATCTTTGTGTCCACGGTGACCAGGAAAGTCAGAAAGTCTTTTCTCTTCACTACAGTAGACACATGTTTTTAGTATCAATTCATCAGGTTGACTCATAGGCAAAAGAGTCTTGGGTTCTATAAAATCATAGCATAGGTTGTGTGAGTTGTCAAGAGGGCAACGGCAAATATTATATGATATTTCTTCTTGGACGATATGCATACAGATTGGTAGGTCTAGGTGGCTTCATCCACTCTTCTATGAGATCAAATTTCTCTTCACAATAAAAATCTTGCT